AAACGTGTTAGACTTGAAGCATGGACTCGAAGCAACAAAAAGCCGGAGCAGTAGAGAACTCATCTACTGTATCATTGTTACGCGATGTAGTAGCTGAAACTGCGCGCCAGTGGCAGGGTGATCCTAGTCCTCTAAGACGTGCATTGCATGCACATTTTGAGCGGTACATTCTCACAGCGCCACGTACAGGGCCACAAAAGGACGATCTCTAATGCCAAACTCAAACAGCGATCTTGTAAACTCTGTCGCCAGTGGGGCAGATAAGCTTCAGCGTTTTATAGAGTCTATTCCCACGCCTTCATTCAAGAAGACTACTACGGATCATGCTTCTGATGATAGGGTAGTTCAAGATGCCAACGCTTCTTTTCGTAGACAGCAGGATTCAACAGCTAAAGCAAAGAAGCAAGGGCACTCCTACAAAGCGGCTCAGGCCGAGCACAAGAAACAGGCGGCGCGGAAATAATGGCATCCTCCTCAAATTTCGGACACCTGCATTATGGCGGCTCAATCAATCCTAAGACTGGGCGTCTTGGTTCCAAGCCAGCGCCGAAGAACGCTTTTAAAAAGCTACAGCGTCTGGAAAAGATCGTACGCTTAGAAGCCGCTGGCTTTGGCGAAGGCGCTATAGCTTCGATGCTCTGCATTTCTGTCCCTCGCCTACGCTACATTAAGAAATCTCCAGACTACCTCAATGCTCGTATTAAGATCACCCATGGCATTATCGTAGACATGGACTCTGACTTAGGTCTGATCAAATCTCAGCGCCGCGAGATGCTCACTCAGATGCTTCCAGCGGCGCTCCAAGTTTTGGCGAATGAGATCCAATCACAAGGAACCACTCTAGCAGAGCGCAAGCACAAAGTTGCTTTGGCTCAAGACATCCTTGATCGCGAGGGTCAGTTCGCCAAAATATCTAAGACTGAGATTAAGCCTGTTGACATGTTTGACTTTGAGAAGGCAGATGAAGCATCACGAAGTATTATCAACGCTATTCGTAGTGCAGTGCCGCCGACACATGGAGAACATACTTCTGCTGCGGTACTGGCGAATAAGGAGTTCTCAAACTCGCATACTCTCAGCGCTGTCGATCAAGAAGAGGCGCTGGCGCAACTTGAACTTGATGCAGCGTTACTAGACTCGCTGCCCACAGATGGGACGGTGAACTAGCATGAGACTTAACCCTTGTAACCTCTGCTTCGAGTGGATGTACTGGGTAGAGCGTATGACAACCGACATTCCCTAAGGAGAAACAAATGTCAAACAAATTTATCACATGGCTTGAAGCGGTACCAGCGGATTTGAAAAAGTTTTTCACAAATCCCACTGTCGATAGCGTCATCACTAGCGGTCTTGGCGTGGTAGCAATTATCGATCCCGCTCTTTCGCCACTGCTTACTGGTATCACCGCAGCAGTCACAAAAGCTGAAGCTCTTGCTAAGGCAGCAGATGCGCAGAGTGGCTCTGGAGCGCAGAAACTCGCACTTGCTCTTTCCGATGCACAAGCGACCTTTACCGCCTATGAGACAGCAACAGGTACTACGATTGAAACAGATCAGCAGAAAGCAATCGTCAGTAGTATTGTTGCATTGCTTAATCTTATTCCGTCAAGTACCACTTCGACAACGACAGCTGCAACGGCCTCTGTTAAAACTCAGATTTCTACCGGCGCATTGCTCTAAGGAGAGACACATGGCTCTTCAAGTTCAAACATTTCACAACGTCACTGAAACAATGTTCGATGCTTTGGTTGCTAAGATCAAGGCAGATACTGGTCAGGATGTTGAGGCAACGGTAAACGAGACTGTGACAGTTACTCACGGTTCGTTCGTTTTCACTTACAACTACGATCCTGCAACAAAGACACTTCAGGTTCAATGTTTGAAGAAGCCTTTGTTCATTCCTGCTTCTACAATCATTAACGGTCTGGCTGAAGAAGTAGCAGAGATTATCACAACCACCGTAGCGCCTACGGCGTGAAGCGCCGTCGGAAGTTAAACTCATTTTCTCAGGAGCAGAAATGAAAACTCTTACGTCAGTTGATCCTAAGATTGAATTACTGGAATCGGTAGTTTATGCGAAGGATCAACCTGAGTATATTCCTCTTCCAGCAAGTAGGACCTCAGATGGTGAGGTTGTTACTTGCTGGAAGTTGAGTTGGAGAGCAAGATTGGCGATACTTTTTGGCGCTGATTTTTATGTGACTCTCTTGACGTTTAACAAACCGCTTACTCCTATTAGAGTGAGTGTCGAAAAACCAGTCTATTCAGTTGCGGAAAGTTTGTAATGAGTCAGCGTGAGATAGAACAGAAGGTACGAGATGTACTCCATGCTCTCGAAGTAGGAGAGACTGGGGATACTTTCGTACCTCGTTCTACGGTGTTGGGTTATAATCTCATTCCCACAGACTTATGCAAAACGCCGGCGGAAAAGAAACAGGTTTATCGCGCAAACTCTTTAATGGACTTGTACTACTTCAGTACTGTCGTAATGGGCAAGAGTCGCTTTTCTAAGAATCCTGACAAGGCTGCAAACTTACATTATCAGATGTGTCTCACAGTAATGAAAGACGGCCTCAAAGAAGGCATCGAAATTCCTCGTGACCATTTCAAAAGCACAGTCTATAGTGAGTGTTTCCCTATCTGGCGTGCGTTACCTTTTGGTAAACGGGAAGAAGATTTCTTTACAAATGTTGGTTATACTGATCTCTACATCGAGTGGATGCACCGAACTCATAGTCAGGACATACGCATTCTACTAGTCAGTGAGACTATTACCAATGCGATTAAGTTGGGTAGTAGAATCTCGAATCACTACGAGAATAATGCATTCTTTAATCACCTTTTTCCTGAGATAATACCTACCTCGAAGGAGACATGGACAAATGAAAGTTTGCACCAGCGTCGTACTGCGAGTGGTCGAGGACAAGGAGAAGGTACTTTCGATCTTATCGGAGTCGGAGCGGCGCTACAGAGCCGACACTATAATGTAGTTGTCGAGGATGACCTTGTTGGGCGTGAAGCCCGTAAAAGTTCAGTCGTCATGGCAGATACAATCGACTACCACCAAATTCTTGTCGGAGCAACTGACTCAGACCCGGATAATCCTGGAAGAGATTTCGACGAAATTGTAGTAGGAAATAGGTGGTCACATGATGATCTCAACTCACACATTCGGCAGGAAGAGCCTTATTTTAGCTGGACTACGCATTCTGCTTTGGGTGGATGCTGCACATTGCATCCTTTCGGAACTCCAATTTTTCCAGAAGCTTTCACAAAGGAAAAGTTACTAAGGTGGAAGAAGCGTCTAGGTTCGTATCATTTTTCTTGCCAGTTTCTCAATTACCCCATTGATCCGTCTAAGGCTAAGTTTAACATGGCGGATTTTCGCTATTTTAACTTTGAGAAGGTGACCGGCGCGCTGGCGATTCCGAAAGAGTCTCCGACACTTGGCAGATACTTCGAGACCTCGCATCCTCAGCAGTATCGCATTGTCATTCGGCATCACGTAGCAGCTGGAGATGTAGAAAAAGATGTCTTTCCACGTAATCTTGATCGTTACATGACAGTAGATCCGAATCATGGTGGCTCGCACTTAGGTCAAGAAGTTGGCAAAGACGGTCGGTGCCGTCATGCTATTACGGTGACTGGTGTAGAGCGTGACCCACGTAGGATATACCTACTCGACCAATGGGCAAAAGCTTGTCCTATAGATGATTTTGTCAAGCAGATTTTCTTTCTTGCTGTGAAGTGGAAGCTTCGTGTAGTTTATGTTGAAGCTGTGGCGGCACAGAAGTATTTGCTTTATCATCTGAACTACTTTGTCGAAGAGCACAAGCACTCGCATCCAGAGCTTAGTGGTATTCAATTTCTTCCACTCAAAACTCCTCAAAATGCCAACGCTAAAGCCGAACGGATTGAGAATTTCATTCCTCTCGTGGAACGTCATGAGCTTTGGCTAGATGCGAATAATTGTGCTGAGTTCAAAGAAGAAGCAGAACAATACGGTCAGCGTAAGGGTCTGATTGATCTGCTTGATGTTCTATCCTACGGTCCACAGATTTGGAAGTTTGACAAAATTTCTCAGGAGCATGTTGATGAATTCATGCTCAAACAACGTGCACAGTTTATAAGACGTATGGCAGCAGCAGCAGCGTAGGGGGAATGATCTATGGCTATAGACTGGGCAGCGTGGGGACCAACAATTGTAAGTCTTATCACAGCAATTTTTATTGCTGGCATGATGTATGGGAAGATTAAAGATCATGACGGACATTTGGCAAAACATGACGAGGAACTTGGTACTATGCTTGTACGTCTTGGTGTTGGCGAGATCGAAGTAGCAAAACTTCAAGCGTGGCGTGATGGGTACAATGCTGCAGCAGGTAAAAATTGTCCTGAGTAGGAGCGTGCAAAATGAACATTCCGGTGTCGTTACAGTTGGTTCTTTTGTTCTACGTTGTAAACTCTATTGCCTCGGCTTTGGTACAGGCTTTACCTGTACCAAATGGTAGCGTAGGTTATACATTCGTTTACAAGTTCCTGAGTCTACTGACGGCGGATTTCAAGAGCTTCAGCTCTACGTTGCCCATGCCAGTGCTCACGATACAGAACTCTACTGGTCAGATTGACACGGTGTCAAAGCCAGTTAACGCTCCAAACACAGCGAACACAGGAATTCTTTAATGCCATATCAGCCACCTACTGAAGTAACGCCGAAGCTTATTGGAGAAGATAACTTCAACGAGATCTGTGACTTTATCAAGGATAAGATTGCACATCTTGATCGGCGCTTGCAGACTTTCAGAACCGAGAAATTGCCTGAGTATGTGCGGTTGTACAAGGCTCGCCCGAAGAATAAGGAAGCAGACTGGCCCTGGCCTGGTGCGGCGAATTTGGTAATTCCTATCATTGGTACTGCCTCAGATGAACTTCTTGCTCGCATCATGGGTGGGATCTATATGTATGATCCACTCTGGGCAGCGACAATGAGTGGAGGATTGCCAAAGAAGGATGGGGAAGAGTTGAAGCAGGTTGTTCAGAATTTTCTGATGGACATGGCCTATGCGCCAGATGAACTTGACTTGTACAGAGTGGAACAGAGCGCATTTCACAGTGCGATTAAGTACGGTACAGGAGTCATATACACGCCTTATGAGTATGAAACGCAGGTAGTGCGTGAATATAAATCTGGCGGAACCTCAGCAGAGGATGGACCTGTAGTTTCAGAAGATCGCATCATCACTAAGCGTGATGGACCTCATCCTGAATTGCTGCCGCTTAACAGATTTATCTTTGATCCTTCAGTGCCAAAGCTTGAGAATATGAAACTTTTCGGGCATATTGATTCACTTGACATGTGGGCAGTGCAGGATCTTAAAGCGAAGAGTCCTTACTACAAACAGTCAGACATTGAGAAGTTGCTCAGTAATCCTGACGCTGTTCAAGAAACAGAGATGGAACGGGAGATCAATGAGCAGTTTTCAATTGATTCCTCCGGTGTAGATACTGGTGCAGCGCGGTGGTATATTTACACAGTGTTCTTCACATTCTATCTCAGTGGTAAGGAGTATTCTTTCCAGGCAAAGTACCACAAGAATTCCGAGAAGATTCTGTGGATAGCTTTTAATAACTATCCTAAGAACATTCTTCCATATCAGGACATGAAATTAGCATATGATGATGAATCTTATCTTGGTACGGGTTTTGCTGAGATGATTCACATGATTCAGAAGGAATTGTCGAACAACAATAACTGGCGCACAAACAATCGTAACATGGCGATGCTGGGTGTGTGGCGTGCTGATCCTGAGTCAAAGCTTGGTTCTATGTTAGACGTGTTTCCTGGTGTTGTGTTGCCAGGTCACAAGGATGAGATTGAACATATTAAAGCCGGCGCTGACTTAGGTTATAGTGATGGTCCAGATCAATTTCACATGGCAATAGCTAAGGAGCGTACTGGTGTTGATCCGGCCTCTGGTGGCACGGGTGGCGGGATTGTAAATCAAAAGCGCGGTATCTACAGCGCTTCTGGTACCTCTATGGTAATGGCACAGCAGAATAACAGGAATAATCTTCGTACTGGAGATATGCGTTCAGCACATGTGAAGTTAGGTTGTAAGTTTCTTACGATGTATTCAAACTTCGGTATTGGAGATAAGCTTAAGAAATACGGTAACGATGCTGAGAAGTTAAAAAAGGCGCTTGATCTTTATCGCGATGGTACACTAGGTCTACGTCTTCGTCCAGCCTCGGCATCTGCTAATAAAGAACTCGAAAAACAAAACGACATTCTTATTTCAGATAGGCTTGATCGTTACTATCAGAGTCAAGCACAGATTATTCAAGCGATTGGCACTTCTGGCATTTCACCAGACTTGAAACAGTACTATCTGGAAATGCTTCTTGCGACAAGAGTATCAGCTATGACCTTGGCGCGTAACTTTAACCGTGATAATCCAGATGCGTTGTTACCTGACGTGTCAAAGATTATCGAAGCCGCGATGCAGCAGATGCAACCGCAAGCAGGAGCAGGAAATGGAAATCAACAAGATCGAGGATCTAATTCCATACCGAGTGGCCCTTCAGGAGCTATGGCTCAAGGAGGAGTTCCAGCCGGTGATGGGGTTGTTGAATAGTCTCAAAGAGGAGGCGCTTTCTTGGGCGAGGTATGATACAACCAAGGAAAGTGCAGATGCTGTGAAAGCGATATCAACTAAAATCAGCACGCAGCTAAAAGTGGCTGAGATACTTCTTGAGTTGCCGCAGAGATTGAGAACTCTCGAAGAGCAGCTGGAACATCAAAAAGCTCGAGTAACAAAAATGAAACGCTCACAAGAAGGGGGTGAAATCTAATGGCATTGTTTTCA